TTCCGTTCTAACGGATATCCCATCACAACACGGTCTGTTTCAGGATCAATTGTTTCTCCTAATTTAAGTAGCTCACCCATCCATTTGAGTTTATTCGTCTTTCTCTTCATCGGCATAAACCTCCTGGACAAAGAACGGCGTTAAGGCATCAAGAGCTTGTTCTAATTCTTTTTCAGCGACCCTGTAATCATAGTAAATACCGGCGACCATAATAATTAAATACTCGGTCTGTTTACCTGTCGCATTCTTTACATAGGTCTTTGCTTGAGTAATATAAAAAGAGAGCATGGTTTCATCCATACCCTCTTCCCAATGAATATGAGATTTTAATTTCTCAATTAAATCATCCATATGTTATTCCCCTTGCTTCTTTTCTCCAACTTCATAACGATAAACGGCTGGTTCGAATGGAGAGTAAATTAATTGTCCATCGATAAGATTGTAAATTTGGAATCCAACTTGGTTTGTACCAGCATATTTTTCAATTAACTTTTGAAGTTCCATACCACCCTTGATTTCTTGAATGTGGAAGGCACTGAAATCACCAAAGTAGAATACAGGTGTTGTAACGTCCGTATCTGATTTATTTGCTGCATCTGTGAAATCAAGTGGGAATCCATCGTATTCATAACTACCATTTGTCTTTGTAAGCAATTTACGACCATTGACATCTGTCATTCGATTTAAAAGATTATAAGCTGCACGGTTTACAATCCATTTCGCTTTCTTAATTACTTCTGTAACCGGTACACCGGTCATAATTGTTAATTCATCTTGTAAAACTTGAGACCAACCTGCTTCTCCTACCTTTACAGGTACAGTTTCATAAAACGGAACTGATTTTTTAGCCAGAGCTCCAGGGTTTTCATTCCCAACATCATTACCTCGGAACATGAAATTTATTTCTTTACGTACATACGCTTTTTTCAATTCATCAATAACGATTTGTTCAATTTTCACACCTGTTCGCTTAAGAAGCTTTTTAGTAATTGTGGCTAATGCATCAAATTCCGCTGGATCTAAGTCAATTGAATCGAATTCAATATCAGTTGGCATGATTTCTTTACCTGATTTCGCACGTTCTGTCTTTGATACATTTGCTTCTGCTTTTTTAACAAGTACAGGGTATTTTATATCAGCATCTGTAGACACATAAGTACCATATTTACGTAATAGATTTTCTTCTTGCGCATAACTGATAACTTCTTTGGAAATTTCAACCGGAACAGTAACAGAACCATTGTTAATTTCGATACCTAAAGCACGTGCTTCCATTTCTGAAATATTGCCAACGACAAAATTAGCAAATGCCGAACGAATCTCTACCTTCTTATTCTTAGTAGATTTATGACCTTCGGTAGAAAGAGCCGCTGCAATAGCCGCACTAATAACAGAGCGCTGTTCTTCTGATAGTTGTGTTTGTGTACTAGGATTTTCTTTTGCTGCTGGATCTTCTTTTTTCTCTGGATCATCGTCTTTCTTTTTGGCGGGATCTTCTTCTTTTTCTTTCTCTTCTAACTTTGCTAATTCCTCAGAAATAGTTTGAATTTCTTTTGTTAATTGCTCTACTTCTGCTTTTACGGCTGCTAATTCTTCTGAACGAACTTCATTTTTCTCTACTTTCCCTTGTAATTCTGCTAATCGAGATTTCGTTCTTGTTAAAGATGCGTTTAAGATTTCTTTTAAATTCATGTTAATTTTCCTCCAAAACTTTTTTTATTTGTTTGATAAGATTGCTTCTTTCTTCTGTATCATCTTCCACAACTGTTTTTACAGCTGCTTCTTCACTTCTCATTTCAATCATGGCTGTATTTTCGCCTCTGGTTTCAATGGAAGTTGCAACATAGGCGGGTGTCATATCCAAAATGGAAACTTCTAAAAGCTCTAGTTCTTCAATAGAACGCTTTTGAACACCAGCTTCGCCTTCTTCCCAGGAATCTTTTTCAGAAACAAAACCAAATGACCAGCCACGCAATTCTTTATTCCTTGCCTTCTCAATCACTTGTTCATCTGTAACCGTAGCAATAGCTCTTAAACCAATATTGTCTTCATACAATTCCAGATTTCCGTTTTCAGTAGACCCTAGTTTCCTAGTTTTATCATGGTTAAAAAGCAAGTCCACATTCTGAGCCTTATTTAACGCTTTTTCAAACGTTTTAGGAGCAATTTTCTCTTTGAAATATCCTCTGGGAGAAGGCAACATTCGACTTTCTCTATCCACAACATTCACATATCCATCAAGTATGACTTGATTCCCTCGGACCTCAATTTTCATTCTCTTCACCTCCTCCCAATGAACCATCTGCTACCTCTTTTTTGCCAATTTCAGTTACATCATTTGAAATATAAATGGCCTGTGATTCCTTTGTATTTTGTTTAGGGAATCCAAGCATATCAGCGACATTATCAGGTGAAGTAATAGCTGTACGCACAAGGTTGTAACCAATATTCGTCTTGTTGCTATAAGTAACAAAATCGAGAATATTAATCTTGAATTTAATTCGTTTCCCTGAATTTTGGCCATAAAAAAGAAGACTCAAATGGTCTTCGAAATTTTTCATTATTGGTCTCACTGCTTTGTTATGGATATACATCATTGCTTTCTCAATATCTTCTTTAATTAACTCGGTGTATGTATCCACATTTATGCCTAAAAATTTACCCAAATCCTTTTTGTATACGTTTAGATATGCTAAAGTCTTTTCATCGTCTAACGGGCTTTTAAGCGTGTCAATTGAGTACCCTTTTCCAAGAGGAATCATTTTTACAGACCTTGCTTCATCGATTGATTCCAGTTGATCTAAAATTGCATTGATTAATTTTGACTGTGCACCATTCTGTGGGTTGATATGAGCATCTAAATTTAACAAGAATGCTAATAGTCCACCCTTTTTATATTTGTCAGTTAAAGTTTTCTCAGCTGACATAACGCCCTCAAGTGTATCTCTTCCCAAATCAAGAAGACCTTTTCCTTTTAAATGATCTGCGCCAATATTTTTCACATGACGAATCATAAATGGAGGAATTTCGTGACCACCAATATTAAAATGCTCTACTAAATTATCATCTAACTCTGTAAAAACATTTGAAGCTAAATGTATTTGAGCACCATTTAATATCGGGAACATTTCTCCCTCGAGTAAATAGGTATTTGTCATTAATTTAATGAATTCGGATTGTGTTAGATAATCATTTGGATTCCTCAAGATTTTAAGTGCAATATCATCTTTGATTTCATTACCAAATTCATCTTCCACAACAATATCAGCCAATACCATTTGATTACTTATGTCTTGTAACAATTCATAAACATCACTAGATTGCAAGATGTTTGAATCCGTAACATACACACCGCCATAACGAATACTTTTTCCTAATACATCGTCAAGATAACCACGATTTTCAGCTTGTCTAAATAAAAAATTGGAAAACCTATCCCTTAAACCCAATTTCTCACCGCCTTTCATGATTGAACTTCCTTACGAAAACTATATATATTCCGCCTCATAATACGGATTAACCTATTGTAATTTCCGCAAAGTTCCATATGATCTTCTCTTTCGACTTCTTGAAAGAGATTGCAATTTTTAATAACTTGATCCATAAGAGCTACTCTCTCAGCGACTTCCTCATGCAACAAATGATATTTTTCATAAAAAATAGGTCGAACTTCTTTTTGATATACGTTAAAATCAAATTCTTCAAGTGCTCCACCATTATCAATTATTACAATACTTTCCCCATCAACCTTAAGGATACGATTATAAATTTCTAAAGTTTCTTTTAACTCATTTCTTTTTTCTTTCATTTCATCTCGTTTTATTTGTAGTTCTAATAAATCCTTTTGAACTTTCTTATTTCCTTTTTGAGTTAACCAGACCGCTGTTAATGTAACAATCCCCGTGGCAATAGAAGCAAATAGTGGCATGAATTCTTTCATAAAAACACTTCCTTATCAGTTAATATTTATATTTAGTATAGCTGATAAGATATGAAAATCCCTTTTTATCGATAAATATCACCAATCAATTTATCCATTCCCTCTTCTGTTATGCTATCCATAACCATCATCGTTTCTTTATGAGCACATAAAAAAGCAACAAATCCATCAATCTTTTTTTTGGACTGTCGCTTACTTGGTGCTTTCATTCCATTAATATTTGTTACAACTACAACATTAAGAGCACAATAAACAAATAGAGGATTATCGGTCATTATACGTTTTTCATAAATAAGTATTTCTGAATCATCCATCATCGCATTCATAACGTTAGGGTACTGACCTACAGAAATACATTCAAGACCAAGATTCTCAAGTTTTTCAATTAACTTTTGAGACATCGCTGGATCATAATTTATTTGTTGTACATCATATAAATTCATGCATTCCACAATATAATCCATAACCTGGTCTTGGTTTATCATCTTGCCATCACAAAAAGTAACAAAACCACGTTCAACCATATCAGTATATGGAACGTTATCTTCTTTTTCACGATGTTCAATATCTTCATTAGGTACAAAATACATTTGTTTAACTTTTATAATAGACTTGCCATCTTCGGTATAACCAGAGTTAGGGAAATTCAAGCTCACACATGTTAAATCGGTTGTTTTCGATAAGTCTAAACCGATATAGCAAGTTTCACCTGTTAAATCACCCAAGTCTTCCACAAGAACATGTTCAACTTGTCCTTGTTCAAAGAAGTTTTCAGCTCCATTTACGAATACATTCAAATGTTTAGAAAGGAATTCGGCTTTTTTATGCGCTGAACGTGATGCTGAGATGAATTCTGTTTCAAGTGCACTCATCGTTACAGAAACACCAATATTCGGATTAACCATTGCCCAAACATTACGGTCTGTCCAGTCATAATTTTTATTTGGCTCATAAATCATGACGAAACTCGAATCATTATCATCACGTTTCAATACTTCTTTTGCTTCACGATATACTCGCATACCAACCGATGAAGAACCTTTACCAGCCGTACTGATATTAAACATAATTGGCTCAGCACGAGAAACCTGTGCTGATTTAAAGTTATCGTACTGATCCATATTCTCTTGGGCATGAAGCTCATCATTTAAAATGAAGTGTGGATTGGAGCCTTCAATGGATTGAATGTTTTTACTCATAACAATGAATTGATTTTGATAAGCTAAATCATCACGAATATAGTCATAAGTCACACTCGAAATGGTACCTTTTGGACCTTTATAAATATGTGAGCAATCCATTAATACATCATGATTCATAATTGTTGCTGCGAATGGCTTCGCTGCGTACTGAGCCTGGTTAAAATCACTCGCACAACAATAACAATCGGCACTAAGTACTCCTTCGCCGTACATCGCATAACCAAGAGCACCAACACCGATTAAAGTTTTACCATTCTTCTTAGGAACCTGAATGTAAGCTTCACGAGTAACTCGGACAATTTGTCCTTTTTCATTTTCATGAACCCATCCATATATCCAGGAGTAAGCAAACTTCTCCCAATCTTCCAGGATAAAAGGTTGTCCAGCTAAATCACCTTTAGTATGACGGACAAACGTTTCAACCCAATCCATCATTTCATTTGCTCGGTCCACATCGAACCAAATATCTTTACGCTTTTTCCATTTATAATAACGATCTACCATCGCTTTGATAGTATCGGGATATTTTTTAGGATTCTTTCTTACTTTTTTCGCATAAATATCTGCATAGTTAACGCCACGTTCAATCATTTTGCACCACGCCATTTTGCACGATGTTTATCTAATTCACTAACCTTTGCTGTAGGTTTTTCCACCTCTTCATTTTTCCCGACAGTAGAACCACCAGTGACATATTTACCCGGTTTAGCCTTATTAGTAAGCCCTAATAAATCCAATGCTTTTGTTTTTTTATCAGCCCAAGTTTCTACTTGCTGCGCCAACGGATGCTTTGAATTATTTGTGGCTCCCGCTTTATTCGTATGCCGTTGAGTAGGGGGAAATCCTTTCTCTTTCCATTCGATAAACATCGTCATATAAACTTCAAATATATCTAAATACGATTCAATTAACGGATCTAAAGTAAGGGTGTAAATATCTGCATCACGCATTATTTTTAATATCCGATTTTTTTCAGCTTCTGTTTTATCGGCAACTATTTTTTGACGCTCTTTTTTCGTAGACATTTCACACCCCCCTTTATTTTTTAAAAAAATGTTGTCTAACGATAGAAATGCCCCCTACGCTACCTATCCTCCCCAGAGGAGAAATTTTAATTTTTGATAGGGGGGCTTCCAAAATAACTCGGAAAAACTTTTTTAGGTTTATCTTCATTTTCCTCGATTGTATGACAAACTGGACAAAGTAACCTTAAGTTATTTTCTTCTAATTTAAGAGTTGGATCTTCTTTGATTGGTATTACATGATGAACATGAGCACGCCTGCCAAAGACGAACTGTCCACATCGTTGACAACATCCCTTCTCTCTTTCATATACCTTTGACCTAACATACTTCCATGCATCAGTACGATAGAATGGTTTGTTCTCATGATGATAGATGTTCTTCTTATCTTTCTTCTTCCTTGGTTTGTTACGCTTATGTTCTTCACAGTAACGTCCTTTACTTATCTTGTTATGGCAGCCATTGAAGTCACAGTACTTCATGATAGTAATTCAATGATGCCTTCTTTCTTTTTAATATCAGAAGGAATCTCAATGCCTAGCTCATCAGCATACTCACGTAACTGTTTCACTGTCATATCATTAAAGGGTACTGTCACTACTGTAGCATCTGGTCTACTGGATAAGTCCATACCCAAGATCATGCTCTCTGGATTAACAGTTACTTCGAATCCTGGTTCTTCACCTGTAGGAACAAATAAACTCTTTTTCTTTTCATTATCCCAATACTCTGTACCAGATATCGTTTTTCTAATTTCAGTAATCATTTACTTAACACCACCTAAATAATTTTTACATAATAAAAAGCCGCAACCGTATCGGTGCGACTTTTTAATGTCTTTTATTTAATTTAATTCTAAAGACTCATCAATTCTGCGCACTTAGCACAAATCGTAAGTACATATGACATAATATCACCTCCAATTCCATTATCATTTATACAATAACAAATTCGAATTTAAACATATGTGTGTAAAAGTGATTTTTAATAAGTTAAAAATCTATAGGTTCTGTTACAAACTTTAAAAACAATAAAAAACATTAAAATATAAGCTTCATTTTACTGCATGTTATTTAACTTTCATTCTTAACAATTTTATTTTAATTCTATATTTTTAAGAGCGTTCAAAACTTTGCAATCGAACCCTCACCACTTTTCATCATGTTCCCATTTATTCTGTTTCTTTTTGAATGTTCTACCGTGTTCTTTATTGTGGCAATTCACACAGACTGTTTCAAGGTTATCTATCTCAAGTGCAAGCTCTGGATGATGTTCTAGTTCTTTTATATGATGGACAACAAGTTGTATCTTCTTACGCTTTGCACTCTCACTGTACTCATTGGTATCAGTTTGTACTCGACCATTTCGCTTACACTCTTGGCATTCGTAGTTGTCACGCTTCTTTACTTTCTCGCGAAGACTCTTCCTATCACCACTGTCATAGAACTTACGCTTTTGTTGTTTGGTTTTCTATTCATTCATGAAGCTTACCTCTTCGTTTATAAAACAACTTAGCTATATCAAGAGCTAACAGGGTAATCCAGAATGGAGTTAATATAAAGATAACAGCAATTGATATAACTATTGTCACTATCAACCATACAGCATCGTCCACATTCTTATATGCAACCTCACATATCGATGGATATAACCTTATTGTTGTATACAGTAGTCCAACAATAAGATAGGCTAGCAACCACATCATCTATCCTCACCCCTTACTTTTTTTACCACTTAACCCCTCTCATTTTACCGTTAACAACGGATATTTTTAAGCTTACACTTTCGTCTCTTTTCAGTTATAGTAAAAGTACCCTAAGCGTGTAATGGAATCTTTCATTTCACTGCATTCATCCTAGCACAGCCATATCATCTTCCATGCATGATATGGCTGTGTTTTTTTATTATCCCTTAGAAATTCATCCATTGTCTTATCAAGTAAACTGATCATCGCTTCTCTTCTTTGCTTTGGTGTTGTATTATCTCGCATGTCATTAACGATAGGAAGTACACTTTCTAATTTCTGTTTATCAATACGTTCGTTTACAAGATCTTGTCCAAGCAATGGAATTAATGTACCAATTACAACCGCTTGTTCTTGTTTAGTTAATTCGGTTATATCCATCCTTCATCCGCCTCCAAAATAAAAAATTATCCTCTCCGCTACTTAGTCACAACTTGACGAACTATCAAATGAACTTCCCGAATCATGCGACGAACACGAAGACGAATGATTATTATGATCATAGCCACTGCAGTCCGAACTGGAGTTGATTGCACTTGATGTTGTCGTATTGTGAATCAACCAATCATTCATTGTACTCTCATTATTTCTTTTCACATTACTTTTAGTCATTTCCTTATTCTGGTTCTTATTCTTCTTTCTTTTGAAAAACAACATGTTTCTTCGCCCCTCGTAAAATAAGAAAAGCACCCGTTGTCACGAGCGCTTTCCAATGCACATTATAATATTCCCTCATAATTACCACATAAGTTCCGCTTAATAATTTAACATGACTAAAAATCTAATTAGATTTTTTTCAATCAAAATTATCTTGTAATTTTAGACCTCATAAACCAATGTTAAAAGCTTTATCGGAACTTATATATTTATGTCTACAATATATAGAACTTATATATTTCATTTTTAAAAATAACTTAGTCTATTTTGATAGAGATGGTAAACGGTCCTCATATTTTATGTCAACAGCACGTCTATTTCGATAATTAGATGGTATATCTAAAATTTCAACATCTAACATTATATATTCCCTATCTTTTTCAATTACTGGTGATATATTTGTGACCTTGTAGGTTCTATTCCTTGGTAAAAGTAATTCCATTTCTCCAGGAACATTACTTATAGGATCTACATATATAGCTGGAACTCCTTTAGGAATATGAATTTTCAATAAAATAGGTAAATCTCTAAATCCTTCTGCTGCATCTTTAACGATGCTAGTACTTATATATGTCGGATCTTTTTTGTATTTTCCTTGAAACATATTTTTAAAGGTTTCAAAATTCCCCATATCTATCTTCGAATTAATGTTAACTAAAGAATCATTCTCTTTTATATCACTTGTAACTAACGAACCCTCTGACAATCCAAATGCTCTTTCGCTTACTCGACGATAAACTATCATATCATCATGTAGTCTTACCCTGGAAAAAGCGCGATCCATCAATTTAATACCTTTCTCCACTTTTTCTTGATCTAGAACATTAAAATAATCAGAACGCAGATATCCATTAATGATGTGATAATCCGCCGCTGTATATCCCCTTACTACATCTTTTTCTACTCTTGGAGTGAGCTTATTCCAAAGGTTAAATAATTCGTTTCCCCAAGCTGTAGCTTCTGATTTACATACTGACTGAAAATCCAATGGATTTGTAGAATGACACTGTCGATTTGTAGTGTTCTCTGCTGAAGTGTTAATAGGTACTGCTAGTATCGATATAAAACTGGCACATACTATAAATGCATGTAGTATCCGTTTTTTCAAAATCATTTTTATCTCCCTTCAATTGCTAGATTCTTTATTAACAAACTACTATTAATTCATATAGATTGCCATCTATAAAAGTTCTCTTTAGAAATTCACCCTACCTAAATTTGTTTGAATGCAAGTCATGACGACTTATTGAACATTTTAATGGACATATGGTGATGTCGAAAATATAAGTAGGACTTATATTTTTTCCTTACATAACTCTTACAAAGATGTAAGGTAATCCAGCATAAAAATTCTATATACCATTCAGTTGCCCTTTCGTCAATTTCTTATGTTATTACTATAATTCATTTTTTCAAGGGTTTGTATAATGATACCTTACCTTAAGTAAATGTTAAGTTCTATTTGAGTACTCAACCTTTTCCCTCATAGCAGCATGTTTGTTGTAAATGTACTGTGAACTGTAGTTAAGTTCTTCAGCAATCTTTTCTAATGTCATGCCTTCCACATATTTTAGATATGCAATTTTATGTTCCAACCCTTTGAAGGTATTAATTAATTTTTTCAGTTTATACATGTCATTCATCTTATGTGCTAATTCGTATTCAATTGCTTCAATACGTTCTTCTACCTTTGCACCTTCAGATTCAGCAGTTAAACGTACCTCTCGCAAATCACCACTGACCCAGCGTTTTAATTCAGCTTTTGCTTTATCTAAGTTGTAATCTAAGTATGCAATTCTTTCTTCTAATTTCTGATAGTCTTTCAGCCAGTTAAACAAATGATGATTCACCTACTTTCTTTGGATCTTCCACAATTTTTTTACTGGCCATGCAATTTCAAATAGTTTTGAGCAAATCGTAATTGTTGGCCAATATATTCGTCATTTTCATCTCCACCACTTACAATCCAATCTCGTATTCGATTATTGATGTCTTGCAGCACTGGTAAAGGTAACTTAGATGATATTTTGTTAATTTGTTGTAAATAACTCACTTTATCATCCCTCATTTCTTCTATGAAACTTCAAATCTCCTAAAACACGTTTATTTTCGTTTCTAAGACATTTCAACTCTTGTACACCTAATTTGTATTAATAAAGAAAAACAATTCCAAATTACTATGGTTCTGGCGGTCATTTCTATATCGAAATGTATCAATAAGATTAATATCCCGAGCCGAAGCCCAGGACGAAAATTTATTCAGCAATCGTTTCTCCATCGACAATCTTTAATTGACCAGGAGCAACTTCCGTTGTTCCATCAGGATTAACGTTATACTCAACACCTTCATGTTGTTCTTCATAAAATTCATCAATCGACATTTGAGAAGGTTCTAGAGTAATAGAAACATTTTCACCAGCGAATGGATACAACTGATTTACTACACCTTTAGCATCACGTTTTACATTTAATTTTATTGCTGTTTTCTTGCTATCACGTTGAATATTAACGAACTCGGCACCAATTGGCTCAACTTCACTTTTCTCCACAGTAAGATAAACAATTGTACCTGGCATTTTTAAAAGCTCATCAGCATGTGGAAGTTCGTCACTTAATACATGGAACATTAAAACTTCCTTTTTATCATCCTTTTGCATTTTCTTAAATAACACGTTCAATTGAATTTTATTCATGATTTATTTCTCCTTTAATTGTTTTGATTTTTATCAGATGACACCCTTCTTCAGATATTCACGAGCCATGTATAAGAAATGATGATATATGTAATTACCTGTTGTAGCTGGCTCAATAAATACTGTTGAAAATCCATATCGCACTTCAAATGTTTTTAAACTACCAAGCAACGCTTCTGGTTTGTATTGGCTTATATACTCACCTTTTAATATTTTTTGATAACCTTTTAGATCCTCCACAAGTAGCACAAATGGATGTTTAGCAGCGCGAATCAATTCATTTTCAAACCTTGTACGATCTTTAATCGATTGAACTAATTCATCTACACCATTTTTACGTTCTACCCCAGCACTTAAATAAATATCTCGTGTAATGCCCATTTCAGGATTTTTAGGAATTACCGCTGAATAGTCGGCTGTATCAATTTTTCTAAGTCTGAATGGAACATTCTTTTTGCGGAAATAATCAAGTACATGCTGATTTTTCTGTTCCCTTGTATCTACCATGATTTCTAATGTATCGAGTATTTCTTTTAATTCGGCATCTGAATATCGATAATGAATTGCTGCCATTTATTTCACCTTCCTAAAGTGCGACATTGCACGATTGAATATTTCTTGTGAAAGCTCGTCCGTTAATTTATTTTCATAGTTGGCCACAGATTCTTTTACATATAACCAACCATTAAGTGAAAAGTTTAAAGTTAATTCCATGACTAACCTTGCTGCAGCCTCATCATGATTGAACCAATCATTTATTTTTGGATTCATGTCTTGCTCAACACCAATAAAAAAATTAATAATTTTATCTATCGTTTGTTTTACAGCATGATCTTGTTCCGAATAATTACCTTGCAAATATTTAATAATACGTGACTTGTATTCTTTAATAACTGATTCAATTTCAGGAGCAATCTTTTCATGGTTCTCAATGTATAAGTCATCGCCATCAAGAACGAGCTTCGCTCCCATTGATTGAACATCAGCACATATTTGTTTTGGATGCATATTACACCTCTTTTTTCTAAAAGGGTTATCGAGGGTTACTAAGTTTTTTATTCAGTAACCCACTACAAATCCAGTCGTATCAAGGGTTCAAGGTCAATTTGGGTTATCAGGGTTACTAAAGTTACCCGGTTTTCTATTAAAGTCCTATATATATATTATTTTTTTATTTATTTATTTTCTTATAGGCTGTTATAGGAAACTCAGTAACCTTAATAACCCATAAGCTATAAACCATTGATATAACAACGTTTATACAGGTTACTGAAAAAATAGTTTAGTAACCCTTCAGTAACCCAACATCAAATCTTTTTCCTATTTATAGGAGTTATGTTACTTTCTTCTTTTTTATCGTCTGTTGAAAACAAACTCGCACTAGCATGATTATTTAATGTCATGCCAATAATGAAAGTTCTATTCTTCGCACCTTTTTCTTTTTTAAATCCACGAATTTCTAATTGGCGATAAAAGGCACGATTCTTTAAATCCAATTCATTATTTTGATAACACCACTTTGTATAATTTTCATATAGTAGCTTTGCTTCAATTCTCTCTGTAGGATGTATCGTACAATTTTCATCAATGAAAGGTGCCAATATATCCATATCTTCACGATATTCTGCGGTCGCTGCCTTCACAGCTTCAGGAGCACGCAACCCTTCGGCCTGCCACTTCATGCAGCCCTCAACAGCCCACCGCAAAACACCAGGCATTTCTTTTGCTAATTTATCTGGTAAATCATAATCGATCTTGTCTTTTGGGATTGTTACGGTAAATGGAATAAGCATAATCCTTCTCCAAATACCTTCATCCGAACCTTTTACAATCGGCTTATGGTTGGTAGTGAAGAACACTTTAAATTCAGGTGTAAACTCGAAATATTCCTGGCGTAAAAAACGAGCTGACATTTTCTCACCACCGGTGATTTGTTTCACCAGGGCTTCGGATAATTGTTGTCCTTCTTCACTCTCAACAGCCGATACAAAACGAGCTCCATCTAATCTGGCCACATCGTTATTGATTCCTGAATCATTTCTCTTTTTTAAGAAGGTGTCACTGTTTGTCTGTCTTCCATAATCACCGAGTAGGTCCTGGATGATATTAATAAAAGTAGACTTACCATTACGGCCATTACCAAATAAGAAAAACATTACTTGCTCTTTTGTTACACCGGTTAATGAATAACCAATAGCTTTCTGCAGATAGTTAATTAATTCATGATCCGCTTCACCTGTAGGTGTTTTAAAAATACTTTCCAAGAAAGCTTTCCAGTTTGGACACTCAGCATTTTTGTCATACTTGATTGGAGAAATCTTTGTTAATAACAAGTCACGGTCATGTGGTAATAATTCACCAGTCTTTAAATCGATAACTCCGTTATCACAGTTAAATAAAAAGTTATGAGCATCTAATTCTTTCTTTTTCACTGATACCATCGGTCTTACATCCAATATGCTATTTATCCTAATTGATCGTCTTTCACACTTCTTAGCCCAATCATGCAGTAACTTTGATTGATATTTATCTTCTGTAGCCTTTGCTTCTCCATATATAGCTCTTAACGTTTTGGCCGTGATAGCTTCAATTTGTCTCTTACTATCCTCATGCCAATGCTTACCGTTCCATATAAGCCATTCCAACTCATTACAATACCGAACATTTTCGCCATGATAATATGCGATACGTTCAGCATTTCCTAACTCAGTTAAATGAAACTTTGGCGCTTCATCGATAATTTCCTCAGTATCTTCAATTGAGTTATCAGAAATGTAAACTTCATACTTTTTCTCTTCAGGCGGTTCATAATCAGCTATTGTGGAAGGAGTTGAAAGAATTGCTGTATCAATTGTCATTTGGCCATATGTACGGCCATCACTTGAATGTGGTTTATCCCACTTCTCACGAAGTAAGGAAGACTCTCTAAACATTGAATCCATCTTTGCAGCATCTTTATCCGTCCAAAACGCTAAATGATTGCATAAAGCCATATCAGTTGAAGAATGATCTCCGTTAATCAACATGCCCTGGAATAAATCTTTAATGGCTGCACCACTTTTACTATCAAACATTCGCTCCCATAATTCTGCATTCGATAAACTAGTAATATCTTCTCGTTCGAATGAAGTAGCGTTTTGTTTCTTTTCCGGCTTTGGCTTTTCTTTCAAATACTTCTCAAATAAGACTTTTAATTCTTCTGTTCTATCTTCCACAGGAACTTGATCCAAGCAATCACCGGTGAAAGTAAAATAGCGTCCATGTCTGTACACTTCTAATCCGATATCAACATTTTTCCGTCCTGTACCTGGTCCTTTTAATGGCAGCTTACCTTTTGCAATGATGTGGATACCATCACCACTTGGTGAGTATTCCGTGTAACTATTTACGATTTCAATAACATCCTCAGCTAAACTTGTAAGAGCACCTTCCTGAATACAATGGTCAATATCTATCCCAATGAATGGATCGTCCTTTGAAAACATGAACCCAATTCCGTCATAATCTCCTTGTTCATAGAATTTTATGATCGTCGGAAACGTTGACCAGCTTCGTTTATTATTTGATTGAGCCATTTCCCCATTGATTTGATAAGGAACTTTTGTTTTCTTACCGTTTCTTACTTCTGACCGCCATAAGATCCAATGAGGAGTGTTTTTAAGCTCTGCCGGTATTTGATTAAATTTATATCTCATTTGATTTTCTCCCTTTGGAAAAGGGAGCCGTTAGTAGCTCCCTCCTATTTGAATCTTGTTAATTAACTTTTAGAATGGGACATCCTCATCCGAAACTTTAAATCCAGTACTTGGAGCCGATGCTTCTGATTCTTTAAATCCATTTACTTGCGGATATTTTTTACCGTTATATTCACGCTCACCTACTACTACACGAAGATGTTTATTTAAAAGTGTATCTGCCCATTCTTTATAAGAAGCAAATTTCATTCCTGTTGGAAAAGCTGCAGCTTTAGAAATCGCTTGTAATCTCCACATTGATTTTTCAGTTACAACAAAATTATCGAATAAGAGCTTTTGTCCTTGGAATTCTTGATCTACATCACTACGAATTTCATAATCCACAACAATCATGTTGTTTCCGGATTCAGCTTTTTTTAATTCATAATTAACAACTGTTACCTCATATTCCCCTGGCTTAACTTGTTCAAATCCTTTTGCTTGTTCATGATCTACTGTAAACATTATTTTTCCTCCTTGTTGTTAAAAACTTGTAATCTATCTAAAGCAGCATTTAAATATTTAAGATTGAAATCTTGAAGTTTTTGTTTTGTTTTAAACTCAATTTCATCTAGCATCTTCGCTGCTTCATCACTGGATTCAACAATTTCTATAATTTTTGCAATAAGAGCATTTCTTTCATTCTCTTGCTCCGCTCTTACATCCACACCAAGTTCTAACCATTTATAAATGATTGCACCATGCTCTGGCTTAATTAATTCACCATTTTCATTTATTAAATTAGAATTATCCTTAGTTGGTGTAGCTATATGATTTTGCTCCATACGTAGAACAATCATGAATTCGTACTCCAAATCATCTTTCTGAATCGGTTTTAATCCTAACTTACGAATTTGAAGCTTATCATTATCATCACGCTCAGCTTGATATTCCTGTTTAGTACGCAACGTAGCAATGATATGAACATCATTTTCTGTGAGTGATTTAATGAATTCTTTAATAACCGGCTTCATCGTTTTCCAATCTTGAAAACGGCCACCTAAATCTTGCTGCTGGTCCAAGATACCTCCGATACCTTCCCAAGCATGTGAAAGACTATCTGCAATAACAACCTCACAACCACTTTTCTTTAATAATTCAATCGCTTGTTGGTATCGCACTGTAGAATATGGTGCATCAAGTTCTACATATTTAAAGCTACCAATCTTGTAACCTCTAATTGTATTGTTCGCATAAAGAAGTGAGCGTTTGTGCTCCGTATCGATAACACCAATCTTCTTCCACAATTCTTCTTCTGGTAAATCAGGATAAGCTTCTTTCATCATTCCATATGCCAGAATTAAAGAAGTTAATGTTTTACCTCCGCCACTTGCGCCGAATAAGGCTATACAAGCTTTCAGCTTTTCACGTTGTGCATCTGTTACTTTTAACGACATGTTTTACACTCCTTTTCCCAACCTATTCTTTAACATCTAATTCTGTAGCTTTATTTTGCAGACTCTCTAGCATTTGTGGGATATTGAGCCTTTGAATAATATCAACGGATAGCTGTTCTTTTAGATTGTTTTCAAGCGCCTTGACTATTGTTTCCTCTGCATCTTTTCTTGCAGTTTGAATCATCGTGCTAACTTTAGAAGTAAGCTCCTTAGCAAGATAGTTTTGAATAAAATACTCGCTTATGGATAA